TTATACGGCATTTCCATACATTTGATTGAACTCCTTACGCCCCTCAGCGCGCCTTGCATCAAGGTAATCTGCCAGATCTTGCAGGTGGACGCCCTTGGCTGATTTTTGACTGGCTTCAATTCTAACTAGAGGAAGAGCAAGCTGTCCTTCGTTTATCTTGCGGATGAATTTGGGCAGTGTGAGGTGCGCAAAGTAGTCCTCCCTAACCTTGTCAGCAGGTATAACGGCTTGTCCGCCGTACTGGGCCATCAAGAGGAATGCAGTATTCATTTCGTTCTCCTGGCGGTTTTTCCATCGATAGTGCAGGGGTGAGCTTGCTGCTGGGCTTTGAATTCCCTGACCCATTGATAGACGCGGGACTTGGCTATGCTGGGTCCGGGCATAGCTTTCATCACAGGGATGATCTTGGTTGCCGATACGCCTGCTAGGGCGAGTTCTGCGGCCTTTTCCATCCGTTCCGGTGTCATTGTCTGGGGTCTGCCGTGAAGCGCGCCGCGCTCACGGGCCGCTTTGACTCCTGCGATGGTGCGCTCTCTAATCAGGTCACGTTCCATCTGCGCCAGAGCGGCCATGATGTGAAACATGCCTTTGCCCATCGGGCTGGCGAGGTCGAAGCGCTCTGTCAGGCTTACCAGCAGGACGTTGTTTGCCTCAAACACCTGCATTGCGCCGATGATGCCCAGCAGGGTACGGCCCAGTCTATCCAACTTCCAAACAACGAACTCGCCACCAGTCTCCGCCGCTGTTGAGATAGCCGCTTGCAGCCCTGGGCGGTTCTTCTTCGCGCCGCTCATTTTGTCGGTGAAGATCATGGCGTCATGGACGCCGTATTGTTTGAGGGCTGTGATTTGCATGTCGAGGTTCTGCTCTATTGTCGAGACGCGGGCATATCCCACTTTCACGGGTTCAGGCTTAGTCACGGTAGTCCTGCGTTTGGGGTTAGTTGGAATCGGGAACGTAGGGTTGCACGGGCATCGGGGTCCAGTGGGTGTGGTATCCGGGCCAGCCGCCAACATCGAAGCGGGCGGCGGGTTTTTCGCCTGTCTCGCGATGCGTGTGGCATTCGACGGTATGGCCGAGGTCAAGCGGCGATCCAACATAGGGTGCTTCGCCTAGCCAGTCGTTTCCGTCCCAGCACCACCAGAGCACGTCGCCGTGATCTTCGTGCCATTCATCGAGAGGGCGCGGCACACGGTTTGCGTCGCGCGGCGGTTCGGCGGTCTTGCGCGATGGCTTTGCGCGCATCGACGCCAATCCGCCATAGCCTTCTTCGTGGTTCATGTCGGCCTCCGGTACGTTTCGGGGTTGGGGGTAGTTGGAGTTCAGGCGGCGTTACGCCGCGCAGGGTGAAAGGTTTCCCGCACCTTGTTGACCCAAGCGAGGGCGGCGCGAAGTTCTGAGGTGTCGACCTTGAGTGATTTGGTGGCGACATCAGTCTTGATTTCACTGTGAGCGTTCATCTTGGGGCCTTTCGGTGCATGGTTTCATCTGGGTCGCGGCCGGTTTCCGTGAGTGGTGTGGCCGCGCCCCAGTCGCAGCGTTCGCGCTGCGGGTGTGATCAGCTGCTGCTTCTGGCGCGCTGCATTCGGCGGGTGCATTTTCGCCTGATCTGGCGTTGTTCTTCCTTGAGTTCGTGCAGGGCGCGTTCTTTTCTGCGGATGCGCAGATGAAGGATTGCGAGGCGGCGCAGGTCCATTTCGTCGGCAAAGTGAAGCCACAGCGCCTTGAGGCCGAATATTTCGATCTTTTTCAGCTTGTTGCCGGTCTGCTTTGGCGCGGCCTGTGTACCTGTGACAGGTACACAGGTTGGGGCATTTGCTCTGGTTTGCATGGTTGCTCCGATCACCGGTACGGGGACGCGATTTTGCCTGTCCAGGCGTCGAATTCGGTGCGCAGGGCGGCAAAGCGATCGGCAGCGGCCTTATTGCTGTTGAGCAGGCCACGGCTGTTCACGCCGCAGATCAGGCGGACGTATTCGGCGGCAGCGCTGGACATCAGCGATTTGCCGGGAAAGCCGCTGCGCTGTGCTGCAAATTCCTGAAATCGCGGGTCATTGCAGAGGATCCCGGCCTGTTGGGCGGGTGGCATCTCGGCAAAGGGCTGGCGGGTCATCAGCTTGCGCCTTGCGCAATCAGTGCCGGCGGTCGAGATGGGAGGCCTGTCGTGGCGATGTGTCGGCGGATGCGACGGGTGAGCCCATTCGCGGGTAGTGGAGCTTCGCTAGCGCGTTGTGCGTCGCTCGGTCGGCGATCGTGATGCAGCCAGATTGAGAGTTTTATTTGGTTGTTCTCGGTTGGACCATGAATTGCAAGGTGCATTGCGGCTCTCCCAGTGTAGGTTCTGGGTTAGCATAATGTCCAATAAAATGGATAGTCAAGACATGTGTCCGATATTTAGGACAGTTTATGGCGCGACTCGCGCGATTGGTAGCGCATCGTTGCGATGTTATGAGTGTGGGTTGTTGGGGGTCAGCCCAACGAGGAAAAGGAGTGAATTATGCGAACAGTTGCGTTGGCTGAGGCGATTGGGCGTTTGAGTTGCCGCCTGTCGGACTGGGGGTATGTGGTCAAGGAGGTTGATGATGTTTCAACCGTGCCGGGTTTGGTCGACCTGTTGGGAAAGTCCTATCTAACCCCCTTATCAAGTCCAGGGCACAACGATTTTACGGAGAATAACGTTATATGGCTGGTCGCTATGAAGGGGGATACTCCTGTATTTGCGGGGTGTGCGCGCCTCGAAGATATCGGGCGTGAGAGTATATCCAGATACTGGTCCAGAACCCTCAAGCGTGCATATGGGGCTAATTCAGATGCCCCGGTAATCGAAAAAGTTCGCCCGGAGGTGGAAAAAAAACTATTCGGGCGTCTTGTCTACTTTGGGGATCTTTACGTCAATTCATCCGAGAGGGGTTCGCGCGTAGCGCTTCGCTCATTTGTAGCGTTGGGACACTTGGCTGTTTCCTTAAAATGGGATCCAGACTGGATTTACTGTTTTGTCAGAGAGGAAGATTTGGCGCGCGGGGCAGGTGTTATTTATGGGTTTTCAACCTTGCTTCCTGAACCCTTCAATTGGTTGTCCCCGCCGCCGCCTAGGTCGAATTCTGAATGGCTTGCGTTGCTTCCAAGAGACGAAATTTGGTCGTTTGCAGGCGCTTCGCTCCGCGCGGCTCTTCGTAGTGCTGGTCCTCGACGGGATCGCTCAGACAATCAGCAGGGAGTAATTAAGGATGCGCCTGCCGAGTGCGTCGGATCTCACGGGGAATAGCCCTCGGATAAACTCCATCTTTACTCGTACAGGGTGGTTCGGCATTTGAACGTCTAACGTTTCCAGCGATACAAGTGGGCCGTTTATTGAGGTGCTGGCATATGCAGAAACCCAGCGCCTCCTGAGTTCATCGTCGGGCACCGTGTCCAAGGCCGTCTGCAAGAGGCGGGCGTTAGGTTGGCCCATTGTGATCGCCGCGAGGCTTTTTGCGCCGACTTCAACGACTTTCAAGCTGGAGGCGTCGGGTGGACAGGGGGCATATTGGTCGCAGTACGCCAGTGTATCTGTAAAGCCCTCTAAGACGCCTCCTGACTTTAGATGTGTCCGCATCAAAGAGTCGATGGTAGGTGTTCCATTGCTCTGAGAGTGCTGGGCGATCAGCGTCGCCGAGGCGTGGCTGAGCAGTTGATCGGCGCTATCAAGTTGGGTGGATAAGCGGCGTACAGGCGGCGCTATCCCTGCGAGATGATCTAGCGTTGTTCCTAGCAGGGAGGCTACCCGAGACATGCCAAATAAGCCGGGCCCAGTCTTTGAGATGTCCAGTTTCTTGTCGTTTATGATGTTGTAGAGAGTCTTCTTGCCCAAGCCTGCTGCTGTTGAGAGACCCCAGATGTCGTCACCATATGGTGAGTTTTTCACGGCCTCGCTAAGTCGTTCTCTAAATCCATGCATGTCAACGATATTCCTTAATTCAGGAATTACCATGCAACTGCTTGACCTCTGGGGTCAAGCAGTTGCAGCTATTGGTTGTGAAAATTATTGTTCGCCCGGAGTAGTGGATTGAAAGTAGCTAAATTTTGCCAAAAATTACTTGATATGAGTGAGCGGGAGTTGGCTGCTTTGCGGGTCTACGGTGAGGACGCTAGTCTTTTTCTAGCAGAGCAAGAATGCCGTCGCGCGCGCGCGTATCTTGCTCCATCAGCGTCATCAGTCGCTCGGTCTCAGGGGAAATCTCAAAACCAAAAAGAACAAAAGCAAGACTAAACCCATTAGCTTCGCAAATTTTTGCGAGCTTTTGAACGGTGGGTTCGGCTCCATCCTTTAGGACGGAGTGTAGGTATCCGGGGGTTGTATCGCCGCGCTTGCTTGCCTCACGCATGGAAAGGCCGGACTGCTCGAGTAGCAGCAGCAGGCGTTTCCTCATCGCGTTGGTATCATATGTGCCATTCATGCTGCGATTATCCATTAGATTGGATATATGCGCACGTCCTTTATTTTGGAATATTGACGTGTCCAAAATAATGGATATTACTGCGATGTATGAAACCAAATCAACATACATGGCTTGACGTATCAGGTGGTCCCCTAAGTGGAGAGATCCGGCTTCTCCTTGGGCGGATTGAGAAGTTCTGTGAAGCGCGGAATTGGACGCTTGGATACTTCGGAAAGCATGTTGCAGGTGATGACACGATCATCCGTAGGCTCCGCGACACGGGGCGTGTGCAGGCCCGTCTGATGCTCGTAGTGGAGCAGTTTCTCGACGAGAATGAGGTTGCCGATCGTACCGGTGGTGACGCGCAATGACCATAGATTGCGTGTTAGCTGCTGCGGCCAAGCCTGGAATGCAAGGGGGGATTAGATGATTGGGCACCCCATGAGCCGCGTCTGTTCAGACGTCAGTCAAGGCGGTTTTTTCAAGAGGCGCGTGGCGGAATGGATCGCATCGGGTGTTTGTGGTATTGCGCCCAATGCGATCCGGTGGTTCTGCGTTTCACGTATGGGCGCTCTAAAATTCCTCGCCGTATTGCAGATCGCCAAACACGAATTCTCCGGTCGTGCCATCGTTCAGTCTAACAATCGCCGTGCCGGAGATCAGATCTGTCTTACGGGTGATGATCGCATTGCCGGTTCGGCCATCGGTGCAGGATACCGGTGCGCGAATTGTAATAGCTGTTGTTCCCGCATCATAGGTGCCGGCGCAACTCAGCCCTCTGGTGTTGAGGACCTGAAAGGTTCCGCCGGAAAGCGACGCGGTCGCTGTGCCTTGTGCTGGCTCGCCATCGAATTGACCATTTACTGGCAGCGAGACAGAGCAAGCTGCGGCAAAAGGCACGACAAAAAACGCAAATTTACGCATGATGAATCCTTCGTATTTATGTACCGAACAACTGGTGCGGGAATGCGTGTGCTGTCAACTCTTTGCGCGGGTTCATCTCCCATTTCTATTTTGGGTGATCCAGCCGGTTGCCGAAACACAGTGGGCACAGAGGGCCGCCACCCTCGCTTCGTCGCCGATTGGGGGCAGGCGCGCCTGCATGTGGCCCCCGTATCCTCCCTGATGGAACCTGGGCGCGTTGGTGCAGCTTGCACTGCGCGCCCCTTTTTCCAGAGGGGTTGCCATGCTTGATCTTCAAACCTGCGCGTTGGCGTTTCCTGGGCGGCCCGATTGGGTCTGGTTGCGTTGGTATTGGGGCGTCACAGATTTGCTGCGCGCTGGCGTGATGCTTGATGACGTTGCTGTGCGTGAACGGGGGCGGATTGCCTGCCTCGCCACGCCTTATTCCGACTTTCCCGGCGGTCCTGTGTTGGCGGCTGACTACGCGGCGGAATGGGCGGGATTGTTGAGTGGGGCAGGGCTGCTGCCCTTGTCGCCTGCGCTATCGGCATTTGAGACTGGCGCGGCCAGCGCTGAGGTTGGCCCGGTTTCTCGCGTTGCTGAGGTTGTCGTGGTGCCCCCGATCGAGGGCTGGCGGCAGTCGGCAGAGGTCTGGCGCGCTGTCTGCGCCGGATTGGGCGCGATGCGGCCTGTGTATCTGCTAAATGGGGGTGCCTGATGGGCCAGAATGTTTCCAGTGCTGTGATGCAACAGCGGTCAGAGCCGCATAGCAGCCTTGATGATTTTCCGACGCCACCTTGGGCGGTCCGCGCGCTTTGGCATTTTTTGCGATCACAGGGCTTCACGGCGGGCGGTGTGGCGCGTGAACCTGCGGCGAACCGTGGCCATCTCGTGCGAGTGCTGGCCGAGATCTTCGATCATGTCGATGCGGCTGACGTCCACGACTACGGCGCAGGGTTTCCGGTCCATGACTACCTGTTCGGGCCAGATCCTGATGTGGTTGACTGGACGATTACAAACCCGCCTTTCAAGCTGGCAGAGCAGTTTATTGATCGGGCGGTGCGGACAAGCCGCGAGGGCTGCGCATTTCTGGTTCGCACCGCATTCCTTGAGGGGCAGGGTCGGTTTGAGCGCCTGTTTAGCCAATCCCCGCCTGCATTTGTGCTCCAATTCTCCGAACGTGTGGTGATGCACAAGGGGCGGTTGGCCCCTGCGGGTAGCACGGCTACCTCCTATTGCTGGGTCGTTTTTCTGCGGGACCATCGTTCTGGCGTGACAGAGTTGCATTGGGTGCCACCGTGCCGAGCAACCTTGGAGTGCGAACGGGACTATCCTGATGATGGTCTTGGTCTCGCTGAGTTTGATCGCGAGGTGCTGATTGATGGCTGAGCGGGATCTTTGGCGGGCGATCTTGGCCCTGGCGGTATCGGATACTCTCTATGAGGGGGATGCACCGGTCGCCTGCGATGCACGTGATGCGGCGCGCGAGTGGTTCCGGTTTGGTGGCCGTGATTTCCGCTTCACATGTGTGATGGCGGGATTTGACCCCGATGCGGTGCAAGCACGGTATATGGCGGGCAAGTTTTCAGCGGTCTCTGAGGCTAGGCGGGCATTCATGCACCATTCCGCGCGGCAGCCGCGTATTCCAGGCCATTGTGCTCAGCCGTCCACTAAGGGGTGGATGGATAATCGACGTTCACGCGTAGACGAAGGGTGGCAGCCATGACATTGCATGCAGTTTCGTCGCCAGCAGATGTTGGTGGATTGCCTGAGTATCCCATCGACGCGGATTGCCGGTTGGACTCTCATGGTTTTGTGCAGTGGGAATTTCGCCGTTGGCTCAGTTCCGACATGCGTTGGAATGGTACTCACGAATGCAAATCCATGTGGTTTGAGTTGCTCAATCTGGCGCATTCTGAGACGCCGGTTGGGACGCTTCCAAGTGATCTGCGGCGGCTCGCCCGGATGATAGAGCCAGCAGTGGATCGCGACCATTTTGCAGAGCTGTGCAAGCTGGAACATGGGCCGCTGCATGGGTGGGTTCGGTGTCGCGTTGATGATGAGATCAGATTGATGCACCCGGTGGTGACGCGCATCGTGACCGCTGCCTTTGCATCGCGAGCAAATCACGTTGCGAGGGTAGAGGCCGCGTCACAAAAAAGGCGTCTGCAGCGTTTGACAGAAGATGTGGCGGCACTGTCTCCGGTAATCGCGGGTGATATGCGTAAGGTGAAGTGGATTGATGCCGCCATTCAGGAACGTATGAAGCTTCACGGTCGCGCTCGGCGCATTGTCGACGATTTGCACGCCGCTATTCAGGCTTGCATTGATGAGGACCGCAGGGGCCGCTTTCCTAAAATCGCTCAAAACTGACTGTCACTTAGTGTCCGTGAGACACTAACGGACAGTCGCGGACAGTCACTTAGTGTCTGCATCGATAATGATAAAGACAGTGAGAAAGAAAATAGAACTAGCCAACCGCGACACTCTGAACCGCCATCGCCTGTGGATAACTTGAAATTGTCTGATCGGTTGGAGCGGCACAAAACAGAATAATACAGAACACATTACTAGCGCAGAACTCTGGCGGGACGCCTGTGGATAACTTGGAATTGCTTAGAAGAAAGGCAGAGCAGACATGGACGCTAGAGAGCAACACGCGGGCGAAAAGCGGGTGCGGGAGCACCTGATTGATCCGCTGACCCGGTTGGGGTTGGTGAAGCCATCGGGAATGACGGTGGCGCAATTCAAGGTGATGCAGGACGAACTCTGCGGCAAGCTGGCCTATATGACGGATCTGAACCTGCAGGCGTTGGCCGAACAGGTGCGATCGATGCCCAGCGGCAAGAGCAAGGATCGGTTTCCGATTGCCGCCAAGGTGCTGGGCTGGGCGGCGCAGATCCAAGCGCCCGCCGATGACGCCTCGCCCTTGTTCCGCGCGGTGTTCGGCGGTGCCCTCGGCAAGGCTGCGATGGCGGAGGATTTCGCGCCGGAACTGTTGGCGCATCTGCGGAGCCATCGGGTGTGGCCGCGCGAATACGATGTGCGCCAGATCCGCGAGCGGTCACTTGAGGCCAAGCGGCGCATTACTCGGATGGCAGAAGCCGAGCAACGCGGCGGTGTCGTATCTGAGGAAGATCAGCGGCTGCGGTCAGCGCGCGCGCAGGCAGCAGAGAAGTGCCGGCGGATTGTTGCGATCGTCGAGAGCGGGGGTGGAGCATGACCGAACATGTGGTGATCGTCGCGCCCGATGGTGTCGCGCGGCTACAGGCTGAGGCGGATCGAATTGCCGCGATCAAGGCGCGCGGTGCAGTACCGTTGGCCTGTGGTGATGAACTACCTGAAGCGCCAGCGCGGGGGGCTTTTCGGGTATTTGAGCCGATGCGGTTGAGGTCTGTTGGTTCCGGCGAATATGAAGCGCAGCATGTTGGATATCGTGGCCGATCGGCAATTCGCAATGCCGACGTGTTCGACGTGATGGCAGCGGCGGCGGCGCGGAAGAAAAAGTCGCCGCCGTTCACGCCTGGACAGGTTGCAATGGGTCGCCACTATCGCAATCTGGTTGAACGCCATGCTTGCGCTGGGTTGCGGTGTTCGTCTCTTGAGGCCGTGTGCTCGGGTGGCGGTGGACAGGGAGGTGAGTTCATTGATGCAGTGCTTCGTGATCGTGAAGAGATCTCGCTGATGCGGCGGCGGATCGGCACCGGCAGCGCGATAGAGGTGCGCAGGGTGCGCCCGAGTAAGCGCGGGTCACGAATGACGATCACCGATCAGCGCCTTGTCGATATGGTCTGTATTGAAGGCAAGTCGTTACGCGATGTTCTCGAATCTCACGGCTGGTCGGTTTATGGGGAAACGACCAAGGCTGTCCGGCAGGCCTTGGCTGGCTTGCTGGATGCAATGGCTGGCCCAGTGTATACTGGGCGTATTCAGTCGCTATGAAGAAAGGGACTTGACCCTTACCTCATCTGCGAGGCATGAATAGTACATCATCACGAAATGCGCCCACGGGAAACCGGCGGGCGCTTTTGCTTTTGGGGGTGTCGATGTCCGGGCTTGATATGAGTTTGCACATGGACACCAGCGATTTCATCAAGGGATCTGATGTAATCCAGCGCAAGCAACTGCCGATGGCAACGGCGTGGGCCTTGAATGACACGGCACAGGAAGTGCTGGAGCATATCCAGCACCGGATGGAGGTGGTCTTTGATGAGCCGACGCGGTTCACAAAGAATGCGTTCCATGTGTGGCGGGCCAAGAAATCCAACCTGGTCGCCAAGGTACAAGAGCGGCCATCGGTAGGCAGTAAGCACTATCTGAAGGTGCAGGAACGCGGCGGGCGCAGGCCAAAGACTGGTCTTGAGCGGATGCTTTCATCCTCGCTGGCCTATGACGGGATCTTGGCCGCAATCGCCCCGGCGGCTGGTGCCAAGCGCAACCGCTTCGGCAACTGGGCACCGGGCCAGCGCAATCAAGCGGTCTCGGCCATCAAGGGGTGGAGCGAAACCGGGTACAAGGCCAACGCCACCAAAGACAGCGCGGCCCGCAACCGATCGCGCGCCGCGTATTTCGTGCCGCAAAAGAGTTCGAAGCTGACGCCCGGTATTTACAAGCGCACGGGTAGGGGGAAGCGGGAAAAGGTTGTGAAGATCGCCAACTTTCTGGACAGCCTGCCAAGCTATTCGGAGCGGCTTGGCTTCCATGATGGTGCTGAGCAGGTGTTTGAGAGCCGGTTCCCGATGTACTTCAGGCGCGCCTTCAAAAAAGCGATGGCCACCCGTCGATAGGCCCTTGGGTCCTTCCTGGGGATTGGCTGCACGCGGGTAATTCGCACCCCGATCCATTCAAGTGTTTGTTGTTTTTCAATGCTTTGGGTTGTGGTTCTTGTTGATGTTTGAGCGGAGGACATTGGCATGATGATCCGGCCCAACATGGCTCTGACCTATTCAGATTCCCGACGCATCCACGCGCGCAAAGGCATTTGGATGGTCGAGTATCTGCGGGCACGGCGATCCCGCGACCGATTGATCTCTTTCTTTCGGCGGCAGCATTTCAAATCCAGACCGGAGAGAAAGCGATGAAGCTACTCAAATCCCCTGAGCCTTTGGCCTTCGGAGTGGGTGTCAGCAAAACACTCGGCGGCTTCTGGGTGCAGATCGGCCCTTGGCTGATTGTTGTCTGAGCAAGTGAGAAAGATAGACCGATGACGGAATTGATCACGTTGGACAGTGGGGAGGTGATTGATCTTTCACGCTACCCGTTACCCGACGGGATTGACGATGAGGTTTACAACATCCAGCTGATGGCCAAGGCCATGAACACCAGCACGGTAACGGTCAACAAGTGGATCGATGCCGGGATGCCGGTCGAGAACCCCGGCGGAAATGGTCGCTCCTACGAGCTGCGGTTTTCTCACTGCTACGCCTGGCGCAAATGGCGTGAGGGAAAGGATCAAGCGGCTGTAAAGGCGAAGGCCAGCAGTGCAGCGCAAAAGGCCATGCTGTTTGTCGGTGAAGGTGATGAGGCCGCAGCTGATAACACGCTCTCGGCAAAAGAGGTGCGTGAATGGTCAGAGGCGGTGATCTTGCGCGATAAAGCAGCGTTGCAGCGCGGGGATCTGGTCAAGCGCGGTGATGTTCAGGACATCATGGAAAAGCTTCTGGGCACGGTTCGGCGAACTATCACCAATATGCCGGACTGGCTGGAACAGGAATTCAGTCTCAGCCCCCGCCAAGCGGACAAGGCCCAGACCTATGCCGATGGCCTGCTGGATGAATTGCGGCTGCAATTGGAACGGCAGGGATATCAGACCGCCGATGTCATTGATTTTGGAGACCGCGACACCCTCGCGGAATAAGCCATGCTGGAAAATCGAGATCATGCGCTGGGACAGATCATGGATCTGCCCCCACTGCCGCCGCATACCAAAGCGGGGGAAGTGCTGGCAGATTGCCTGCCGATCCTGGACGCGCCGAGCCGCATTACGCCAATCGAATGTGCCCAGCAAAATGTTCGGGTAGAGGCGCGCGGGGTTTGGCAGAACTACGATCCTGATGTCACGCCCTACATGGTCGAGCCTGCCAACACGATCCAATCCCGCCTCTACAAGGGCGGCGCGTTTGTAGGTCCATCGCAATCCGGCAAAACCATGGCGTTGATCACCACGGCGCTGCATCCGGTTATCTGCGATCCGTCACCGACGTTGGTGATGCACATGGATAGGCCCAGCCGGGACCGGTGGGTTGAGGAATCCCTTAACCCGGTCATTCACAACAGCCCGGAGGTCTATAAGCGGCTCGGCAAGGGGCGAGACGATGACACCTTTAGCCGCAAGCGTTTCCTGGGCATGCGGTTGATGCTGGGGTATCCGACGCCGCAGTGGCTGTCCTCGGCAAAGTACAAGCTGGTTGCTCTGACCGACTATGACCATTTCCCGCCTGAGCTTGGCGTTCGAAAGGACGCGCCGGAGGGTTCGTCTTTCGACATGGCTAAACAGCGGGTTAAAACGTTCCTCAGTCGCGGATTTGTTTTCGCGGAAAGCACCCCGGCGTGGCCCGTTACAGATGAAGAGTGGGAGGCCGCTGAGCAGCACCCGCATGAGCTGCCGCCGGTCAAGCATGGGATTGTGTTGCTCTATAATGAGGGCACGCGCGGGCGCTGGTATTGGGAATGCCGTGACTGCCAAGAGCTGTACGAACCTACCGTAGAGCGGTTGGAATATGACAAAACTCTACCGCCAATAGCGGCGGGAGAGACAGCTGTGATGGTTTGCCCGCATTGTGGTGGGTATGTCGGACCTCAGCACAAGACCGAACTGAACCGCGCCGCCTTGGCGGGTCGCGGCGGTTGGCTCCATGAGACCGAAGACGGTAGCGGCCTGGTGCCGTTGAATGACAGCCGCATTCGTGGATCCGAGATTGCATCTTGGGCATTGAACGGGGCAGCGGCGACCTTTGCCAAGTGGTCGGAGCTGATTTCACGGCGTCTGGTTGCAGAGAATGCCCTCGCGAGGCTCGGTGATGAGGTTGCCCTTGCCCGCTACTATTACACCGACGTGGGCGTCCCCTATCACAGGAAGGTCGACAAGAAAGAGGGCGAGCTGACTGTCCAGTTCCTCAAGGATAACCTGCGCGAGGCAGAGCGTGGCGTGGCCCCATCGTGGACCCGCTTTATCGTCATCACCGTTGACGTTCAGGGATCTTACTTCCCGGTCCAGATCACTGCATTTGGAGAAGAGGGAAAGGCTCAGGTTGTCGATCGGTTTGATCTGACACAACCGCCCGTAGATGCCCCCAACCGTGGCAGCGGCGATGAGATCCGCCGGTTGGAGCCTGCGCGATACTCCGAGGACTGGAAGGTCCTGGATGGGTTGGCGCAAAAGGTGGTGCCGATCGAGGGCGAGGACTACGGCCTGAAGCCAGTTCACTGCATCGTGGATTTCCACGGTGAACCCGGCGTCAGTGACAACGCAGAGAAATTCCTGAAGCGCCGCCGCAAGGAGGACGAAGGGCATATCTGGCGCGTGTCGCGAGGTGAGGGCAAATTCAAGGTTCCATTCCGCATCAAGTATGCTGAGCCGGAACGGGGCAGCGGCGGTAAGGCCGCGCGCTCTATTCGTATCCTGACAATGGCCACAGACCGTCTCAAGGATACCTTGGCTGTCTCGCTGAAGCGCGCAACCGGGGGTGCGGGGCCGTTCCTGTTGCCAAGCTGGATGCGGGAAAACACCGCACTCTTACAAGAGTTTGTCGCGGAACAGCGCACCTCGGACGGTTGGGAAAAGAAGCCCGGCCAAGTCCGAAACGAGGCGATCGACCTTTCCGTCCAGGCGCGCGCCGGTGCGGAACACAAGGGCCTGTTGCGCATCGACTGGTCAGCACCGCCGGAGTGGGCGCTAGGCGGTATTCAAAACGAATTCGCGGTCGCGCTGTCCGTCGATGAGGGCGAGGCCGCAGAGCCTGCGCGCGAGAAAGAACCACCTGCGCAGCAATTCGTCAGTTTTCTAAGGAGATGATGGGCATGTACTCGCAAGATCAATTGCAGAAACTGAAGGATTCCTATGCTAAGGGCGTCCTTTCCGTGGAGCTGGCGGGCGAAAAAGTCACCTTCACCAGCGGCTCGGAAATGCGCCGGCGCATCCGAGATATTGAGGGCACCATCTCTGGTGGCCGGAAACGAGATGACCGTCTCCTACGCGACAACGGGACGGGGTTACTGATGCGCTGGCTTGATAAAGCGGTGCTGGCAATCAGCCCGGAACGGGGGTTGGCACGTGTCAAGGCGCGGAGTGCTGCGCACACCCTGATGAACTATGACGCGGCATCAAAGGGGCGGCGCACATATGGGTGGAAATCACCGGGCACATCTGCCGACAGTGCAGCGCTTGGCAGCCGCTCCCGCCTGCGCAACCTGAGCCGGGATTTTATGCGAAACCGCGCCCTTGCGGTGCGTGGCCGGGATGTGACGTCCGGAAATGTCGTTGGCACCGGCATCCGCCCTTCCGTCCGTATGGAACAGGGGAAAGAAGACCGCGCGAGTGAGGCCATGGAAGTGATCCAAGATCACCTTCTGACGTCTGCAATCGACACTTATGGCGTCAGCGACATCCTCGGCCTTCAGACGCTGGTGATGAATACGGTTTTCACCGATGGTGAAATCCTTGTGCGCCGCCGCATGCGCAACACACTGTTTGACCCAAATCTGACATTGCCGTTTCAGGTTCAGCTCATGGAGGTGGATCACCTTGATGAAAGCATAACCAGCAACGGCAATAATGATGTGATCGAAGGGATCGAGTACGGGCCTACCGGGAAGGCGGTCGCCTACCACCTTTTTGACCAGCATCCGGGCGAGGTCGGGTGGCGGCGGCGTCGCAAGATGACCAGCACGCGCGTTCCTGCTGACCAGATCCTGCACATCCGCCGGATTGAACGCCCAGGCCAGATGCGCGGCATTCCGTGGCTTGCGCCTGTCATGACCACCCTTGGTGAGATCAGTGACTATCAGGATGCGCAGATCCTCAAGCAAAAGATCGGATCTCTGCTGGCGTTTTTCGTCAAATCCGGTGCTGACGGGAAGACATACGCCGGTGCGCAGCTCAGCAAGTTGGAACCTGGCGCAATTGTAGGGCTGGCAGAAGGGCAGGAGGTCACGGCCTCTGAGCCGCCAAAGGTCGATGGCTATCAGGAGTTCATGAACCAGGCGATCCGAACAATCGCGATGGGGTTGGGCCTCAGCTATGAGAGCTTCGGGGATCTGCGCGGAGTCAACTTCAGCTCCGGCAAGATGGGGCGCATTGAAATGGACCGCTTTGTCGAGATCTGGCAGCGCGCGATCATCATCACGCAATTCTGCATGGGGGTCTCGCGTTGGACGCGGGACAGCTGGCGTCTGGTCGAAGCCTCCAAGGGTCTCGCGCCTGTTCCAAAGTCGATCGACTGGACCGCCCCGAAACGCCCGATGATCGACCCGGCCAAAGAAATCAAGGCTGCTGTCGATGAGATCAAAGCTGGATTGACAAGCCTGCAGCGAAAACAGCGCGAACTTGGTTACGACCCCGACGTGATTGCGCGCGAACGGGAGGAAGACGCCAATCGCGGCGGAACCCCAACGGCTCCGGCCAACAGAAACCAGCGCCCCCCAGAGGATGAAACCATCGAAGAGGATGAGGAAGATGAACGGCAATGATTTGATCCTGAACGGTGAAATCGTTCTGGAAGGTTACATCCACGACCATGAGACCTGCGAGTGGATGGGGCCTGGGTATTTCTCCAGCCGGATGGTGCGTGATGCGCTTTCGTCCTTCTCCGGCGACGTGACCGTGCGGGTCAACTCCAATGGCGGCGACCCTTTCGAAGGTGAGGCCGCGCGGGCCGCGTTCGAAGCCCATTCGGGCAAGGTCACTGTTTTGGTCAACGGCATGGCCGCGAGCGCGGCCTCTCTGCTGATCATGGGGGCTGACCAGATCGAAATGTCCGCCGGTTCGTTCATCATGATCCACGATCCGTCGGGGGGGTGCTGGGGCACGGCAGAGGCGCACGAGGCAGAGGCGGAGCGGCTTCGCACCCTCGCCAGCACCTATGCCGATGTCTACGCGGCTCGATCGGGGCGTTCGAGCGCAGAGGTCAAGGGGATGATGACTGCCGAGACCTACCTGAATGCGGCGAAGGCGGTGGAAACCGGCTTCGCTGATGCCGTTATCGGCAGCCCAAAATCAGACATGCCAGAGGATGAGGCGTTGGCAGCGGTGCAAACCGAAATGGCCCGCCACCATCGCCAGTATCTCATGGCGATGCAGCATTTTCGCGCATTGGGCGGCAAGCCCGGTGCGAAACCACAGGTCAGTATGACCGCTTCACAGGAGGCTCAAGAGATGCCGAAAGATACCAATCAGCAGACCCCCAATCCGACGCCCTCGGTCACGCCGCCTGAAGGTGCCGTGCCGGACACCACCATGACCAACACGACCGAAATTGAACAGGCTGTGCAGGCAGAGCGCCAGCGTCAGACCGCTATCCGCACGATGGCAGCACCGTATCGCGACGCGGGGCAGTTGGCGCAGATGCAGATCGAAACTGTCATTGATCAGGGACTTACGCTGGAAGCCGCAGGGGCACGTTTCATGACCCTTATGGCTGCAACGCCTGATCGCGTTGTGCCTGCCGCTCCGATTGGCGGGCGTCAGGATGAAGCCGAAACCCGTATGGAAGGCATGATCCAGGCGCTAATGTCCGACTATACCGGGCCGGGTGAGCAATTCCGTGGGATGCGGGTCCGGGGCCTTGCGATGGAACTGGGCGGTGGCTCCAGCTTCGATACCTTTGCGCAAGTTCAGCGCGGTATGCGCTCGACCACTATGATGGGCGGCGCACATGGCGTCAGCGACTTTGCCTATATCACCACTGAAGTGATGAACCGCAGTCTGATTACGGCCTATGAGCGGCGCACCGCAAACTGGCAGGTTCTGACCGGCACGCCGATGCAGGCCAGCGATTTCCGCGAATTGCATGCTGCGCGCTTCGGCGGGGATTTCCAACTCAAGAAAGTCCGCGAGAACGGTGAATATGAAGAGGCCACCCTTGCAGATGAGGCGGAGGGCCTGAAGGTCGAGCGCCGTGGCCGGACCATCAACCTGACTTTTGAAGCGGTCATGAATGATGACATGGGCGCGTTCAATCGCATTCCCACGGATTTTGCGATGGCCGCGCGGCTCATGGAGGCGTCCATGGTCTGGGCACTGCTGCGCTCCAATGCGGTGCTGAAGTCTGACAAGACCGCTCTGTTCCATGCCAAACACAAGAACATTGCCCCTGCGGGTGCGATTGGTGCTGAGAGCGTCGGCAAAGCCCGCAAGCTGATGTGGGAACAGAAAGCCTTTGGTTCTGCGGATGGCGCTGAGGACTTCCTGATGATCGAGCCTGATCTTCTGATTGTTCCCCCGGCACTGGAAACCGATGCGGGCAAATTTATCGCTGACGTGACCCCGGCAAAAATGGCTGATGCCAACCCCTGGCGGGCCACGCTGACGCCGGTTGTTGCGCCGCATATCGGTTCAGTTGCTCAGGGTGGTTCTGACACGAATTGGTATGTTGCTTCGTCAGATCTGCCGCCGATTACTGTCGCCTATTTGGAAGGGCATCAGGCCCCGACGGTTCGCACCGTTGAGGGTATGAACCCTGACAAGGTGACGATGACAGCGCGCCATATCTTCGGTGCGGCTCCGTCAGAGTTCCGCGGCATCGTGAAGGTTCCCGGTCAGTAAGTCGGGCAGTTTTCCCAACATGAATTGATGTGACGAAAGGGCGGCAGGTGCCGCCCTTCGTCGTTTGCAACACGGACAAAGGAAGGTTTGTCATGAAAAACTACGTAAAGCCCGGTGATCATCTCCCCGTCATTGCTCCGGCAGATGTGCAATCTGGGGGCCTCGTCAAGGTTGGCGCTCTGATCGGTATTGCCCAGTACGATGCCTTGGCTGGTGAGGAGGTCGAAATCGTCCGCAAGGGCTGTTTCACGCTGCCGAAAGTGTCGGCCCAAGCATGGGCGCAGGGCGCAAAGATCTACTGGATCACCGCCGACTCCAAATGCACCACCACTGCCAGCGGCAATACGCTGATTGGCGCAGCTGTCCTGGACGCGGCGAACCCGTCTGACAGCGGGTTGGTTCTTCTGGACGGCGTGATCCGCTAAACCAATGAGCCATTTCTTTGATGGCATGGCCGGATTGCTGAATGATCTGTTTGGTGATCCGGTTCAGATCACACGCGCAAACGGTGATGTTGGCTCCATCCAGGGTGTCTTCCGCCGCGATCCAATTGAGGTGGCTGGCGATGATGGGTTTCCGGTTCTGATCATGAGTCCAACTCTCAAGGTGCCTCAGACCACCCGCCTTGAGTTTGGCGATTTGGTAGAGCCGTCTATCGCACCCGGTGCGCGTTTTGTGGTCAAGAGCGGCGAGCCAAGTCCGTCACCGTCAGCAGATCGCATGGTGGTCTATGAACTGGAGCTTGAGCCATGACAACAAAGATCGCTGAGACCCTTTCGACCGCGCGCGCAACGATAACAGCTGACCCGCGCTTTGCCGGGTTCCGCCAGTTTGGAATATGGGACAAGCGCATCACTGAGGATTCCCTACCTGCATTCGGTGTCGGGGTGCCTCGCTGGACGGATGACGAAAAAGATACTCTAACCAGCGGTGAGGCGGTGACCACGGTTGTGATCGCGCTGAAGCGATCAGATGGGGATCTCGAAAGTCTGGCATTCGAAGATGCAGCGGCGATCAAGGCGCTGTTGTTGTCGGCCTTGGAAGATGAAGCACATGAGCTGAGCTTTCAGGAGGCGACCTATCAGGAGGACACCGCCGGGGAGAAACCCGTTTCCACCCTCTCGATGATGTTCTCTTTCACCTACTGGCCCGCAGTTCTGTAGGTCAGCACATGCCCGCACAGGCGGGAAATCAGACATAGGAGAAGAATGATATGGCAAGCAGCGGAGCAATTCGCGGCAATGGTTCATCTGTACGCGTAGGCGTTGGCGATCCTGTCGCATGGACCAAATTGGCCGGGATCGAGTCTTTTGATTTTCCAAAGCAAGAGCGCCCGGAATTGGATGTGACACATCTGGACAGTCCAAATGATACTGAGGAAGCCATTCCAGGGATGCGCCCTGTGGCAACGTGGACCGTCGACATGCACCACGTCGAGGGGAGCACTTCAGAAGTGTTGTTATCGGGGTTGGAAGATACCGGCGAGCCGATGCAGCTGGAATTGAAGGCTGGCGGCGCTGCGGCCACCCCGAAAGTCTTTGCAGGCTACGTCAAAGGCTACACTCCCAAAGGGATTAGCCCCAAGGGTATCCAGATGGCCGACCTGAGCATCCTTATTCAAGCCAAGATCGAAGGGTGAAGGGTACATGGCTAACTATACACGAGGTGAAGTTAGTGGGCGCGTCCGTGGGCGCGTCAAAACCCTGTGCCTTGATATGGCAGCACTTGAGCGGTTTGAAGCGTTGCAGGGACAGAAAGCGTTTGCTGCGATCGAAGAAATGCGCGGTGATGATGCCGGGTTTGCGACGCTGCGCCGACTGGTGCGGTCGGCAATGGCCAAGCACCACCCGGACGCCACACTGGCAGAGGCGCAAGCGTTCATTGCCAAGCATGCTGAGAAAATCCGCGCAATGCTTCAGCGGGCACTACCGGAGCCTGAGACGGATGAGGACGTGGCAGAGTCCGCGCCGGGAAAACCGGCCGGAGCGACGGGGTAGGGGTCTCTTCGCTCCGGCATGATTGGCTTGATGCCGGTCTTGATCCTGATCGGTTCTGGCAGATTACCCCGCGCCTTTATGTTGAAGAGATGCGTTCGGCGGCCCGCCGTCGAGCGCATCAGCAGGCCGCCTTGGCTGAGGCCATGTTCGCCGGATCCCGGATGGACGGCAAAGACCTTCAGAAATACTGCGACGGCCTGCGCGGTGAAGATCGGACACAGCCGCCTGAAGCTCTGCCCGGTGCGATTGATGCCGCCGCGCGGGGTCACCCGGTGATGACCTGGAAAGAATTCCTAGCACAAAGGAACACGTGAAATGTCTCTGGTGGGTCGTCTCAAAGCGACCCTCGGGCTGGATGCCCGTGGGTTTGACAAAGGTCTGAAGTCAAGTGAAAGCCGCGTGAAGCGGTTCGGAAAGGCTATCTCCAAGATAGGTGTTGGCCTTTCTGTTGTTTCTGCTGGTGTGCTGGCGGCAGTGCGCAATCAGCTCAATGCCGCTGATGAGCTGTCCAAAAGTGCGCAACGGCTTGGTGTGCCGATTGAAGAACTTTCCGCGCTTCGCCACGCCGCTGATATGTCCGCTGTCAGTACGTCTGATCTCGACAATGGTTTGCGTCGCCTGTCGCGGAACATGCAAGACGCATCCACGGGTGGCAAAAAGACATCTGCTCTGTTCCGGGAACTCGGCATCAGCGTTTCCGATGCCAATGGCAAGCTGCGTCCAACATCCGAGGTGATGGCAGATGCGGCTGAACGTCTTGGGGCCATGCCGGACGGGGCCAAGAAAACAGCGCTTGCATTTGAGTTGTTCGGGCGCGCGGGCACCAACCTGATCCCAATGCTGAACGGAGGCCGGGAAGGTCTGCAGGGCATGCTGAAAGAGGCCCGCGAATTGGGTCTGGTTGTCGATCAGAAGACTGGCAAGTCTGCCGAGAACTTTAACGATAACCTCGCGCGGCTTTCCAAGACGCTGCGCGGTGTGTTGTTGCAGTCCATGGCGGCGCTGGCACCCGTCTTGGAGCGCATCACAAATGCGGTTGTGAACGCGTCCAAATGGTTCCGTGATCTGTCGCCTTCAGTTCGTCAGGCCCTTGCGGGATTCGTGGCATTCCTGGCCGTCGCAGGTCCATTGGCTCTTGCCGTTGGTGGGGTCACATTAGCGCTGTCAGCGATCGCGGGGCCAGTTGTTGCTGTGGTTGGTGGTTTCGCGGCTCTAGTGGCTGGGGCTTCAGCCTTGGGCGTCAGCCTCAGAACCATTGCCGCTGTCGCGGGTGCTGTTGCCGCAGCCTTCGGGATCAAACTGGTTGTTGCGATTGGGGCAAAGTTTGTCGCCTCCGCTGTCGCTGCAACCCGTCAGGCCCTTGCTCTGGAAATGGCTCTGGGGGCAAAGTCCCGTGCCGCCGCTGTCGCGGGGGTTGCCGTCAAGAGTTTGTCGCGGGCGCTGATTGCCCTGCGGAGTGCACTTGTCGCCACAGGCATCGGTGCCCTCGTGGTGGCCGCAGGACTGCTGGTCGACCAATTCACGCATTTGGTTCAACGGTCTGGTGGTCTGGGAACAGCGCTGTCCCTTCTGTGGAATGTCGCGAAAGAGGTATTCGACCGGATCGGCCTTGCGGGCTTGGCGGCTGTGGACCGGCTGCGGGCTGGGTTCTTTGACCTTCAGGCCCGCTCTGTGCGGATCTGGGCGGGTATTATTCGAACCGTCACCAATGCCGCAGAGGCCATTGTCGATTCCGGCATTGGCGCTGCTGAAGCCTTCAAGACCGCCTTTCAGGGCATCCCCCAGGCCCTTGGCGACTTCATGTTTCAGGCCGCAAATTCGGTCATTGATGGCGTCGAGGGGATGATTAATGCGGTGGTGAGCCGCATTAACAAGTTCATATCCGGTCTAAACAGCGCCCTTGCAAAACTGCCGTCATGGGCTGGCGGCGGGTCTCTGTCGGTCGGACTAGTGGGAGAGGTCAACCTCGGGGGTGTCGACAATCCGTTTGCCGGTAAGGCTGCGGGCATGGGTCAGGCGGCGCAGGATGCTTATGACGCGGCGCAGGGGACCAGCGACTTTGGCGGTCGGGCGGATCGTCTCGAAGCTGTTGCATCTGGTATCGACACCAGCGCGGCTGCTGCCCGCGCCGCAAGCGATGTTCTCCTTGATATGGCTACAGCGCCATTGACCAGCATCGATGCGTTGCGCGAGGCGATGCAGGAAACTGAGGGGGATATTGACAGCACGTCGGAGGCCACGACCCGGCTACAGCAGGAGCTGGATAAGCTCGGTAACGGCGGCGGTGGTGCTGGTGGTGCTGGCAAGGGAAAGAGCGGCAAGTCCATCAAGGAAAAGCTCAGTGAGCCGTTCAAGTACCTAAAAGAAAAGGTCAAAGGTTTTTCCGATTCACTTGCGGGCGCAATCGTTCAGGGCCAGAGCCTTGGTGATGCCATGCGGGGCGTATTCCAGCGGATGGCGCAGGATCTCATTGCCAGTGGCATTCAGCGGCTGATGATGAACCTGTTCAGTTTCGGGGGCGGCGGCGGCAAGATCTTTGGATCGCTTCTGGGGTCGATCTTCAAAGTTCCCTCCTATGCGTCTGGCACCATGAACCACCCCGGCGGTATCGCGCAGGTCTTTGAGGAAGGTGGCGAGCTGATCAACCTGCCCAGTGGCGCGCGGGTTATCCCCCACGATCTTTCGCGCATGATGGTGACTGCTGCAGGCAAATCGGCGGGGGCCTCGGCGTCCTCTGATCTTTCCAAAGTGCAGACGCAAGAGGTGGTTGTGCGCCTGTCCCAATCCGCCATGCGGCTGAGCGATGATGGCAAAATTGTCGCGGAGATCGGTTTGCAGACTGATCAGAAGATTTCACGCGCGGCTGAAAATGCGGATCGCGCCTTGCCGCAGAAGGTCCAGCAGATCAACCAGAGACCAAGGGATCGCTACACATGAGCAATCAACCACCCCTCGCGCTGTCAGAGTTCTGGAACAAATTGCGCCTTCGGGCGATCACCTTTGATTTGCCCGATGATCAGACAGGGACAGGCACCGGTAGCGGCGAAGTTCTCAGGGCCAGCCGCCGCGACGTGCTATGGCAGGGCAAGGCGGCTGTAGCGCTCAATCGCCATGACGCGCAGGACGAAATTAAAGCGCTCATGGATGAGATCCGCCATGGCGGCGCACGTTTTCTGGTCAGCGACCCAAAACGCAGAGGGCCGCAGTCGGATAAGCTGGGCACCCTTCAGGGCAACAGTATCGCAACCGTGCATTCCTTCGACCTGGGGGATCGCCGCAAGTTGGTTCTGCGCGGTCTCCCGGCAGGATTTGAGCTGCGTCCCGGTGATCTGTTGTCGATCGAGTACGGCGCTGATCCCGTCCGGCATTTCCTGGCGCGTATCCAGCGCGGCGGGACTTTCGCAGGCAATACACCAAAGTGCGAGCTTCGGGTTTTGCCGTTCTTGCCGATTGGATTGGAGGTCGGGCAGGTCGTCACGCTGCGCAGTCCTGTCTGCAAAGCCTCTTACGTGCCCGATTCCTACACCCCTATCGAAAGACTGCCGGGATACGACGGTGGCTTTGAATTCAAGTGGAGGCAGACGTACCGATGAGCTGGCCAGTTTCTCAACGCAGAGACCAACACAACCGCGTCTTGATGTGGGTTGAGGCGAAAGAGCATCTGACCGGCGACCCAAAGCCGCTTGGCATCTGGGATGGCCGGGATCATCAGCAATTTGAGATCGATGGCGAGATCCGCGCATTCTTCGGCGCGGGCAGCATCCAGCAGCTCAAAGCCTTCACCTCTGAGGCTGGGTTGGTGATCCAGAACTATGGCCTGGATCTCGCGGCCTTTTCTCCGGAGGTGCGCGCATTGGTGCGTGCGCGAGATGTGCGCTTCGCGCGTGTTCAGATCTACGTGGTTGTCTTCGATCCGGAGACCGGCGCACAGCTTGGCCTGCACAGAGTGTTCAGTGGCGTCATTGATGGGGCACCTGAGGAAATCGGAGCGGTTGGCGGGGACGCGCTGGTGAAGCTTAATCTGGTCTCCAATGCCCGCTTGTTGACGCGCAAAGCGCCTGTCCTGAAATCGCAGGCTGCACAGTCAAAGCGCGACGATGACAAATTCTTTCAATACGCGGATGTGTCTGGATCTGTTCCGGTCTTTTGGGGCCGTGAACGTCACCGCAACTGACCTAAGACCGCTTACCAAAAATTGAGACTGGCATGACCCAAGTTATCAAGCGCCATCGCGAATGGCGTTCAAATCTTTGCGCGTACCTGGCGACTATCTGTCGTGATGGATTTCGGCCTGGAACCCATGATTGCGCCCTCTTCGCGGCTGGAGCTGTCAAGGCAATGACTGACGTGGATCTCGCGTCCGGCTATGTCGGCCAATACCGCAGTATCTCTGAAGGTATGGCTATCCTGCGGGCTGAAGGTGTCAGGGATCTTGCGTCTTTGGTGTTGCGGCACTTCGAAGAAATTCCACCTCTCAAGGCGGGTGCTGGTGATCTTGCCCTTGTCGTGGGGGCCGGTGGTGCGGATGCGCTTGGAGTTGTGCAGGGGCCTTCAATCTTTGTGCTGCAAAGCCACGGGCTGGGCCGCGTTTCCTTGGAAGAGGGTATGAGAGGGTTTCGGGTATGAAGCACCTTTTTCTAGCGGCGCTGATCTTATTTCTCGCGTCTTCCGGCCCTGCTGATGCGGCAGAAGTAATCATCGCCATCAAGGCTGTTGCGGCTTTCGTGGGTTCGCTAGGTGTTGTTGGCTCGGCGTTGCTGCAACTCGCGATCGGCTCGGCCATGAGCATGATTGCCAAGTCCAAAATGCGCAAAGCGCAGGGGCAAAACTCTGGCATTCAGACAGAGGTGACCCTGACCGGCGGCACCAATTCTGAGAGCTTTATTCTCGGCTATTACGGCACTGCCGGCACATGGGTTTGCCCGCCTCTTTCGCGCGGTGACCGCCTCAAGGTGCTGACCTATGTGATCGACCTGGCTGGCATGCCCGGACACTCGCTGGAAGATGTGTTTGTCAATGGCGAGAAACTGGAGCTGGACGGAAAAATCAAGCACGGCGAAACGGTCACCTCAAAACCGGACAGCTTTAAGGGGCTGGTGACCGTCACCTATTTTGACGGATCGCAAACCAAAGCCCCCGTCATGATGCAGCAAAACTACGGCACCGATCCCGATTTCCCGTGGACCGCTGAGATGGTCGGTCGTGGACGCTGTTATGTGATCGTTGAATTCACGCACGACGCTAAGGTCTTCTCGGGCCTCCCCCGCATGCGCTTCGGTCTGCGCGGCTTGCCGCTTCTTGACCCCCGCGTCGGCGAGGTGGTGCAGTCTGATAATCTCGCGCTATTGGCGTATTCCGTCCTTCGTGGATTTGAGTTTCCCGATGGCACCCGCTGGGGAGGTGAGGCAAGCCTTACAGACCTGCCGCTGTCGGTTTGGGCCGCTGCCATGAATGAGGCAGATCGTCCGATCGACACCAAAGATGAAGATGCGGAACCGCAGTTCCGTGGTGGCTTTGAGATCAAAATCGCAGAGACAGAACCCGCTGAGGTTCTGGAGCGGTTTATGGACGCCTGCACTGGCGATCTCTCTGAAGAGGGCGGCACATGGTACGTGCGCATGGGTGCGCCTCAGGTGCCATCAGCCTTCCTGACGGATGATGATCTGATTGTTGATGCGCCGATGTCTCTGACCCCGTTTGCGGGCTTGGCAGACAGCATGAACAGTCTGACGCTGAAGTACCCCAACCCGGCCATTGCGTGGGAAGTCAGTGAGGCGGAGCGTATCTTGCGCCCTGAGCTGGAGACACAGCACGAGGGGCGGCGGCTGTCAGAGGATCTTTCCTTGTCGGCCTGTCCCTTCCCGCTTCAGGTGCAGCGCGTGGGGAAAGCCTATATTGAGGATGCACAGCGCGATGTGCTGCACAGCTTCACACTCCCCCCGGATTTCGCGCATCTCCCGCCCTTGTCGGTGATCTCCTGGACGTCCGAACACAATGAGTATGACGGAAAACACTTCTCGATCGAAAAGAAGGTAATCCACCCTCATGATCTTCTGGCCTCGGTTGAGGTGCGCGAGGTCGACCCGGCTGACCACAGTTGGTCAACTGATGATGAATTGCCAGTGCCGGACGGCGTGACCCAACTGACGCCGCCGGTGTTGTTCATCCTGAACGGCGTCCGTGTTGCCCCCGTTGATATCTTGGATAGTGACGGCAACCCGCGCAGGGCTGCGATCGAGGTTTCGCAGATCCCCATTGTCGAGGGGGTCGAATGGCGGGTGTTCGACTTCGCGGGCACCCGCATTGCCGACGGCGTTGCCATGGATGTTGGCGACACCTTCCTGATCACTCAAGGCATCCTGCCGGGGCACACCTACTTTGTGAGTTTGCGGGTTGCTGATGAGGTCAATGTCGATTGGTCGGCCTGGTATGAGGTCAACACCAATGATGTTCGGCTCGGGCCGGACGATCTGTCAGAAGAGGTGTGGCAGTACGTGGATGGCGTGGCCGTCTCAGCGCTGAACGACTTCAATGGCAGCATGACCTACGCGCTGGAAAAGTTGGCGCAGGTGGATCTGGAAAACCGGGTTTCCGGTTTCTTGGAAGCCGCCCGAATTGAGGGAGAGGTGAATGAAAAGACAGAGGCGCTTTCGTCGGAGATGGATGGGGTCCGCGCTGATCTGGTGCAGAACTACATTACTGCGGCAATGCAGGATTCCGCACTTGCAGTCCTGCGGACGTCTTTGACCGCCGAAATTGATGGCGTCTCCGCCTCTCTGTCGACCAGCTACTACACGATCTCGCAGGTCAATTCTGCGATCTCGGCAGCGCGTACATCGCTGCGAAGTGAAATCGCAGGGGTCTCCGCCACGCTGAACGCTGACTACTACACCATCGCTCAGACCAACTCGGCCATTTCGGCGGCGACAACCTCGGTCACCAGTACCCTTGATAGCCTGACCACGACCGTTAATCAGGTGCAATCCTCGGTCGATGGGATCAAAGGCACATACGGGGTCCAGGTCAACAACAACGGCGTCGTGACCGGCTTTGGTCTAGTGTCGGAGCTGATCAACGGATCTGTCTCCACCACCTTCACGGTGCAGGCAGACCGCTTTGTCGTGGCCAGCAGCTCAGGCGGGGGGGCCGTGTCGCCTTTCCTGATTTCAGGCGGCAAGGTCTACATCCGTGATGCGGTAATCCGAAACGCCTCTATCTCCAGCGCAAAGATCAAGGCCCTCGCCGTTGACACGCTGCACATCAAGGGCAAGGCGGTTGACACCCGGCAGATCGCAGAAAACGCCGCCACCACCTTTTACGAGGCTACGGGCGGCACCGGCTACAAGCGGATCCAGATCAACAACACCCATGATGAGCCGATCACGCTGATCATTCAGGTGCTTTATGATTGTCAGGATGACGGCGGTTCTGCTGCGTTGTTTGCGGGCGTGAAGATCTACAAAGAGCAAACGCCCGGTGGAAAAAACAACCTTATTTCAACCGCCGGGTCCAGCGCTTCTGCCGACGATGGAGTGGCCTATTCCAAGGGCACCGAAGTCGTCACGTCCACCATCAACCCAGGCATCACCCGGTACATCGCAGCCTATCCAGAAGGGCGGGTGGTTCAACGCTGTGACATGATCATTTTGCAGAGGCAGAGATGAGCGAGAACCGCCACAAAAAGCCCAGGCGCTTTGCGATCTACCGCAAAGACACCGGCGAAATCAGGCAGATTACTGTCTGCCCCGCTGAAGCTATCGGGGGGCAGCTGGAGCCGGGGGAGAAAACTCTTGCTCTGGATCTCGCCGGTGAAGCCGAATTGACCTCCCTTCGGGATCTTTCGCGGGTGCGTGTGGATCAGGGCCGGTTGGTGCCTTTCACACCGCCAGTGGATCTGGCCGCTGAAATGGCCGCGATCCGGCGGCGGCGTGACAAGCTGTTGGCTGCAAGCGACTGGACGCAGATGCCCGACGTTCCGATTGACCTGCGGGTCTGGGGATCACGTCGGGCATATCGGCGCGCCTGGCGCAAATACCGCAAGGCGCTGCGCGATCTGACAGACACCATCACCGACGTCGGAAACGTCACATGGCCGAAACCTCCAGAGAAAGGACAATAGCATGACGTGGTATCGCACGGGCACGGTCGAAATTGCCCAGGGCAGCAACACCATTCAGGGCACCGGCACCAATTGGATAGAACAGAAATCCGGTTGGGCGATGGTGATCGAGGGCGTGCCCGGATTGGTCGAGATTGACGCAGTGGTCAGCGCGACTGAGTTGCGCCTTGTCGAACCGATTGAGGGCCAAGGCGGCGGATTAGGCTATGCCATTATCCCGACGCAGGGCCTCAGTATCCGACTGATTGGATACTTCGACCGGCTGATTGAAGAGCTGAATGCAACACGGGCAACATGGAAAACGGTGTTTTCCACCTTCAGCGCCACTGCATACCAACTCTGGCTTGATCAGGGCAACGCGGGAACGGTGAATGACTTCTTGCAGGCCATACGCGGCGAACAGGGCATTCAGGGTCCGCAAGGCGTTCAGGGCGAGCGCGGCATCCAAGGTGAGCAAGGTGTGCAAGGGGGGCGTGGCGAGCAGGGCATCCAAGGTGTGCAGGGTATCCAAGGTGAGCAAGGCGAACAGGGTATTCAGGGTGACAAAGGCGACACCGGCACCGGTCTGAACATCAAGGGCACATTGGCCGATGTTGCGGCTCTGCCGGGATCGGGTGCGGCTGGCGATGCCTGGTCTGTGCAGGGCGATATCTGGGTCTGGGACGATATCAACACCGAATGGGACGATGCAGGCCCTCTGCGCGGTCCTGAGGGACCAAGAGGGCAACAGGGTATTCAAGGCCCCCGTGGCCCTCAGGGCGAGGTGGGTCCGGTTGGTCCAGTAGGTCCGCAGGGTGTGCAGGGGGTTCAAGGGCCACAGGGCGACAAGGGCGATACGGGCCTAACTGGGCCAAGCGTCTTTGAGGTCTGGCGGCACTCCCGTGGCGGTGTCGGCACTTTGGAGGAATACCACGACTTTCTGTCAGATCAGACCGTCTCACTGGCGCGCGCGCAGGCTGACGCTGCCAGTGTCGACCGCGCTGCCGCTGAGACTGCCCGCATCGCTTCTGAAGCCGCAGAGGCCGAGGCACAAGCCGCCGCCGTCTCTGCAACACAATCGGCGCAAGTCCTTTCCGACAACGCTGAAATCGTGCGCCTGCTGCAACAGCACAGGGTGCGCGCTCTCTTGAATTTGGACATCTAAAGGAGACCTGAAATGTCACTTGAACTGGTCGCACAGGCCCTCAACAGCAAGATCAAAGCGGCGGCAGACGGTGCCGGTCCGGAGGATCTTGCAATGCTGGCAACGGCACTGGACCGCATCGGTGGCCGGGTCACCATCGCCGAAGTCATGGCGGCAGGTGCAGAGGCCAAGGTGCAGCTATCGCAAGCGCAGGCCGAGGCCATTGCCGCAATCGTCGCTGTGAAAGACGACGTCCGCCAAGCGGCTTTGGAGTTCCAAGATACCGCCCTCAAATCCACCCAGTTTTTCGGCCTGTTTGTGGCCTCTCAGTAAAGGAAGGAATGCCCTATGCCATTTGCAAAAATCACTCTTGATGGGGTCAACACCCCAGAAATCATCGCGACCCCGGCAGGCAAGCTGCTGAATTTGAACGTCTCGGCTGTGAACACCTCGCAGGACCGCGCCGTCGTCAAATTTTACATCCATGCCGCAAATGTCGCGCCGACTGATGCCGATATCTTCGACATGGCGACCTTGGACAAAGGGGCACTGTTGGAGCGCAGCGGCGTAATCCTGCCCGAAAATATGGCTGTGTCCGCCTTCAGCGACACAGCCGCCGTCAACGCATTCGCCTGGGGCCTTGAGGCTCTGGCGTAACCCACAACCTTAGGAGAACGAACATTGGGACGCATTATTACAGGGGCGCAAAGCGCCCGCACTGGTCGCTTTAACGAAATCGCGATCTTCAACAAGGCCGGTGTATTTGACTGGATCGTGCCTGAGAACATTGACCCCGGCGTGCCAATCCGCGCGCATGTCTATGGGGCCGGTGGTGCTGGCGGAACCGCCGGTGGCACAGGTAATGGATATGGCGGCGCTTCCGGTGGCCTTGCCTTGTCCGAGATCCCCTTGTCCGCCCTGACGATTGGCGCGGCTGTTTCGCTGACAATCGGCCTCGGTGCCCAAACATCAACCGGTGTTGGTGGCACATCATCTTTCGGGGCATTGCTTTCCGCGACCGGCGGAAACTCTGGCAATAATGACACGGACAATCTTGGCCTTGCCGCATTCTCTGCCGGTGGTATGGGCGTCGGTGGTGATATCAACCGGCGCGGCGGATCGGGCGGGGTAGGGGCGATGTCGTCGTCGTCCGGCGGCGGCGGTGGCGGTGGCAGCGCGCCTGCACCGGGCGGCATGACCGATGGATACAGCGGCGGAGATGGCATGAGCTATAGTGGTGGCTCCGGGGCTTCTATTCACTACAATGGCATCAAGCCTGAAGTAGCCCAAAGTTCTGCCGGAGGCTCCGGCACCGCAGGACCAGGCTGCAGCGGGACGCTATCATCGAACCATATAGCACACGGCGGGACTGGTGGGGCTGGTTTGATCGGTCCAGGCGGCCAGGGGGGCACCGCTTTCTCGTATTCTAACAACACGCAGGCCATGACACCTGCCGGAAACGGTGACGGCACAGCTATACTGGAGCCAAACCGGGTCTTTCTCGGCGGTGGCGGTGGCGGTGGTGGCGCGCGCTGCTATCATTCAAGTGCGCATGCGGGGGCCAACGCGGGTAACGGCTCTGCTGGTGCTGGCGGGGGGGCGGTTTCTGCTTTCGGCTCCAGCGCCACAGGTGCCGAAATCTTAGCTGGAACCGGCGGTCTTCTTGGCGGCGGTGGTGGCGCGGGGCAATACTGCATTCCTGGCCACGGCGGTAACGCTGGGGGCGGTGGCGCGACCGGTTTCAACTACGGCTCAGATCAGGGCTACGGTTGGGGCGGCGACGGCCTGATCATCCTGCAATTCGCACTCATTCACTAAGGAGGCTCTCATGGCCTATGCAAAAATCGCCAATGGCACGGTTGTTCAGGTGCTGGACCATCTGGACGGCGTAATTCACCCCGCCCTGCATGATGGCTACACTGAAGTGATCAGCAGCGTGAAAGAGGGGATGACGACACAGGACGGTCAGTCATTCGCCTGGCCCGAAACCGCCGCCCCTGATCCGGTTGAGCCGGTCGCACCGCGCGTCCTGCCAAAACTGGTGTTCTTTCAGCGCCTCACAACTGCTGAGCGCGTCGGCATTCGCACCGCAGGTAAGACCGATCCGGTGGTTGAGGACTGGCTTGCCATGCTGGATCTGATCGAAAACGTGCATCTCGATGCAGAGGACGTCACAGCCAGCCTGGGCTATTTCGTCAGTGAAGGGTTGATCGACGCCAATCGCGTGCCTGAAATCCTCGCCTGACACCGGGCGTTATTCTGACGCCGCCCCACTTTTCCTGAAAATCTGACACCGCACGCGCTGGCCCGTATGGACCCGCGCCAAAACTGCTGCGCGCCAACAGGCGCGCGGCATCTGCCTGCACGGCACACCCCCACACAAAGCAATGAAGGATAGCTGCAATGACCATTGCAATCATCGTGTTCGTCCTGGCCCAATTGGGCGATGTCATCACCACCAAACGCGCGCTTGCCCGTCCCGGCAATCGGGAGGCCAATCCGTTCATGCGGGTTCTGTTCGACCGTCTGGGCGTCAACGGTGGCCTGACGGTCAAAGCACTGGTTGCCTCAGCGCTGGTCTACTGGCTGTGGTCTGAGGGCGCGACGCTTCCCATTTGGGCTGTTGCGGTCATGACGGGCGCTGTTGCGCTGCACAATCACCGTTTGATGCAGAAAGGATGAACCCTTGTCTGTTCATCGTTTCGCAAAACAGGCGTTGCCCCGGTTTCTGAAGAACCCTCGCATTCGGCAAGATCTCTATCACGCTTCCGTCCCGATGGTTCTGGCCGTGGCCATGGCCCCCAGCAGTCTCGCAGGAAGCGCGATCTTCCTGCTGGTCTGGGTGCTTATTCGGTGGAGCGGCCATGGCTGAGTTGCACCACAAATTCAATTGGATCCGGGCGGTTTCGATTGTCTCGATCATCGCTCTTTTCATCGCAGATTTCGCTTTCAACATCATGGCCAAAGATCCGCCGCTTTGGGCCTATCTGGTTCCCGGCCTCTTGGCGCTGGGGGTTGAGGCAAACGCGGTTGGCCGATTGCTGATGCAGCTGGTTCGCGCCGCCGCGAGAGTTCCACAGGAGGACAAAGACCCATGAAACTCACCACGCGTGATATTCAGGCCCGCTGCGCCGCCCTGGGCTTTCACCCTGGGCCGATAGACGGCCGCAGAGGGCCACGCACCTCTGCGGCCATTCGGGCCGCTCTTGAGGCGCACAACGGCAGCACGGTCACTGATCTGTTCCACAAGAGCGGTTTGCACCGGGTGCATATGCACTGGACCGCCGGAGCCAAAGGCGTCATCGAAATGGAGCGCCGCGCCTATAACTCGCTGGTCACGCATGATGGGCAGCGGGTGCAGGGCGTGTTTCCGCCAGAGGCGCAGGCAGCCTATGAGGTTGGTCGCGCGGCATCCCACACCCGCATGTTCAACCCAGGTGCGATCGGGCACGGAATGGACGCAATGACGGGGGCAAACGAGCGTCCCTTTGATCGTGGATCCGCACCAATCACGCCGCGCCAGCTTGATACGTTCTGCCGGTGGGCTGCGGAATACAGCGTCCAGTATTGGATTCCGGTCAATGTCTACGGCATGCCGACCCATGCAGAAATCCAGCCGATATTCGGCGTGCGCCAGCGCTGGAAATGGGACATCACCTGGTTGCCCGGAATGTCTGCCCCCGGTGATCCCTTGGTGGTTGGTGAGCGCCTGCGCGACATGATCCGCGAGCGCCTGCATGACATGCGAGCTGCCGCATGATGCGGTGGGTCGCGATCGGGGGCCTGTGTCTGGCGCTATTGTTTGCGGGCGTGTCCGCATACCTGGTCTGGCGCAATGGGCACCTGCGCGAAGATCTGGACGCAGCCACACGCCGCCTACGGGTGGCGGAGCGGCAGGCCGATGACGCACGGCAGACCGCCGATGTTCTGAACGCTCATATCAAACGGATGCAGGAGGATCGCCGCACCTATGACGCGGATCTACGCCGCCTGCGGGAACAGGAGGGATACCATGCGCCATTGTCTGATTTTCTCGGTGATGTCTTTGACCGGCTGTAGCTGGCTGCTGCCAGATCCTGAGCCGTTTTATGTAGAGCGCCCCATACCGGGGGAGCTGACCACACCTTGCGCTGAGCCGGTGAAGGGCGAGCGCACCGAGGGCGGTTTTGCGGAGCTGGCCCTAGATTGGCGTTACACCGCGCTATGCAACGCGGGGAAGCTGGAAGATATCGCGGAGCTGACAGGGCCGCGCTGAATGAAGAAAGCCCCGCCGATTGGCGGGGCTTTTGTGTTTCTGAGTTGTGTCGGCTAGGCGCAGACAGCGCCATTTGCAAAGTCGTGGAATCTGCCCTCCTAGCGGCAGTCCTATGCTGCATGGGCACTGGAAGAGCAGATCTTCGCTGCAGGTGCAGCCACCATCTGTCACTGCATGAGAACGGTGTGGACAAACTGAGCTTTCGCTGCGGCTGGACTTGTGTCAGCTCTGACTTCTATTCCCAAGAGCGGGCTGGGCGTTTTGACACCGGCGAGCCCAGATCTTACGAAACAGTCAGCCATAAAGGGTTGCTTTTTATCGGCATTCCGGTGACGGTCGGGCATTAATATATGCTTAGGGCAATTGCATGGCGGGTTTTCTCAACAGGTTATTCGGCCGCGTTCCGAAGGATCGCACCCCATCAAATCCTGAAATCCTTCGCAACTCCCCTCAGCCCGAAAAAGATATTGCGTCCTCGCCCAAGCCCGGCCCCAAGAACGCAGAAAGTGATACATCTCAGCAGGAGAACCTGAACTACAGTCAGTCTGATGGTTCATTGCCCGACCAGCCATATTTCACACAAATGGAACACCTCAGAAGTGGAGTCACTGAGAAGGATTACCAAAAGGCAGCTGCGGCGGCGCGTGCAAGCCTGCCCTGGGTTCGGAAATGGTTAATGGACCCACGCGGAAGTGAAGACAGGCTCGAGCTGTCAATTCCGGCATTGTCTCAGGGCGGAACAATGATGGCCTTCGTTGGCGACAAAGACGGGCTAATGGAGCTTCGCAAGCTGGTTCAGGAATTTGACTACTTGGAGCCTTTCAAGGATGAGGCCGAAAACCATTTCATTGATATGGATCTGTTCAATCGTATTCGGGAGGCGATCACGGCCAAGCCTGGCCTACTGCAGAACCGATTAAAAACGGAATTGGACGTCTCTGACGGCCGCAAAATCAGCCGTCTTGTTGCATATCTTGACAAGGCAGGTGAGATCCGCCGCGCCAAAAGCGGCAACACCTATGCCCTATTCATGCAAGGTGCGGATATGCCGGATGCGGCCGCGGCAACCATCTACTCCGAGCCCACCATGCCAGGTTCGCACCGCCATGAAAAGAGAGCTGCCAAAGCCCGCGAAATTAACCTTAGGAATGTCAAATTTGTCCCGCTCCCCCCATCCCCGCCCGGTTGGGATCATTCGGTAGACCTCCCACGATCAGTAGAGGACTTCGAGGATCCACAGGGCGCATGGGCCCAAATTTCAGTTGAAAAGATTGATAAGGAGAACCGTCCGGACCCAGCATTCCGCAAACATTACACCACAGCGCGCGGGTCGATCTCCTTTGATGATTTGGCAAAATCAAAAGTAAGTTTGGGCAATGCGGGTGCAGTGGTTTTTTCGGACACCGCAGGTCGCATGGGGATGCCGTCAGCTCTTGTAAGGGATGCCGCCTGGATTTCGGCCCATCCAGATGGTGAGGGCTTTGCATCGCGCTCCAGGAGCGGTGTTTTGACGGTCTATGATGGTGACCTTGATGTCGACTTCGAGACTGATCTGGGGCTGGCACCGGAAGTCATCGCAAATGCCGCGCGCCTCGATCATACGGGTGCTGGTGCCGGGTTACGATGTATTGCCCTGACCCCGGATCGAAGCCGCTATATGTTCACATATATTGACGAAGCATGGTGTATCAGCCGTGATGGCAAGATGGTTTGGGGCGTCAGGGTTCCGGAATTCGAGCCCCGGACCGTGGACCTCGGCAGCATTCGCGTCGGCACTTCTTCCCAGATATCTGATGCGCTCAAGACCATGTCTCTCGAAATGCCCGTATCACATGAAATGATCCAAAAGAGGTATAGGGAACTCGCTCGCAAAACCCACCCCGACATCAACCCGGGGGGCGAGGAATTCATGAAGGATCTGAACCGATCCTACGAACTCCTTACGGGCATTGATCCTTCTGAATTGGTAGGGAGCAATAACGCTTCCGATGGCAGCGTTGAAGTCAAATTTACTATGACATACGCGGGCTACCCGGACCGGATCAGCGAGATAGCGTTTTCGGGTTCTGGCGATGCGGCGCTACTCGCCACATCCTCAGGCCGCGTCATTCGTGTAGACGGTCAAGGCATCCCAAAGGTGGTTTACGAAATCGGGGCTTACCCGCATCGCATCATTGAAACCGAAGCGTATCTCTACCTTAAGACCTTCAGCCGATTGTATGTGCTGGACAACGATAAGCTCGTGGCTCTCGAAGACTGTCCTGTCAAATGTGACTTTCTGGTAAGCAAAGGGCTGCTCCTTCTCGTCGAGAACAAGGGGATTAGGGTTTTTACCGAAGATGGCCGCCCGCTGGGCATAGCCCTGACCAAGTCGCCTATACGCAGAGCCTACATAGACAGCACGGATCTTGTTATTGAGACTCGGACGCAGCGCGCTCGATTTTCTGACATAAAAGACTCTTAACCTTTCGCGAACCGCAGCTAACTTCCGCTTCCTGCCCCGAGCCTGCTGAAACGTTATGTCCGCTTAGGGCGGGATGCAGAGAGTGACCGACAAGGTGCTGCCCAATGGGGACGTCTCATGTCAATCCTAGGGGACGATTTTGTGCGAGGAAGCCACAAGTTTCAACGCTTGTATGTGATTGCCCTCAGCTCCAACAGACAAGTATTCTTTGATCGTTCCGTATCGCATTTTGTTCTAGGAGTTTGCACGAATGGCGTCAGAAGATGTAATGACTGTCTGCGATAATGTATGCAGGGACTTTAGTATTTGGTTTCCAAGTCTCTTGTCGATCGCAGGGGACATAGCGGCCGTGGCCGCCGCTGGAGTAGCAGTATTCGCTGCTTTCGAGTGGAACAAGTGGAAAAAACAGACAGTTTCTCAAAAAGGGCATGAAATTGCGCTGGACGCCTTGCTGGCTCTGAGAGCTTATGAATACCGCTTGAATGCTTCCCGTATGAGGCCAACGAACACGAGTGATTTTACGGACGGAGATTTTAAAGAAGCAATCCGATTAGCAACATCGGCAAAAACCACACGTGAGAAACTCGTCGAAAAGTGCTACTTGATTGAAGAGCTCGGACTCAATGACGAAGTTGGCCGTGTTGCTTTCAGTCTTATACACCTTGAAGGAAAGATTTCGCGTAAGCTTTCAGACGCTCGCTCAGCTTACGACACGGGACGAGAAGCGCAAAAGTGGGAAAAGCTAGTAGCATTCTTTTGGAGTTCACCGGCTGAAACAGAATTGGATCAGGAAATCGAAAGCCGCATCGACAACTTGCGTGTGATCTTGCGTGGACTAGCACGCATCGAAGGGTAAAGACGTTATTCTGCTATCTGGTATAAAACGTCCGCTTCAGGGGAAGTACTTTGACTTTTGAAAGTCCCCCCCCTCTGCTTCGCGGACCTTCAAGCGGGGCGCAGCATCGCCGAGGTCAGCTGAGCAGATTTGAAGGTCCGTTCTCGGGAAATCTGCTGGGCTCCTTCGCGCCTGCAGCAGAGCCCTCGCTGAATCTTACGTGAATGTCCTGTTTGGGCTGAGAGCGGGCGAGTGCTAGAACAGCGTGCCGAATGGCTCGATCAACTCCGGCCCATCGTCGTCGCGTCCAAAGGGGACAACCTTGTGCGCTCTCATGCGCCCGTCCCAAATGTTTCCTAGGTGTTGCTCTTCGTCACTCTCAAGGTTTCCTGACAGCCACGGGTGGATCTGATCATCCGCAAGGATCACCGGAGAGCGTGCGTGTATCTCACTGATCTGCGGTAATGCTGATCGCGTCAAAATGGTGCATGTGTGCAGATCATCGCTTAGGCGTGAATAGAGCCCGGCAAAGTACAGGGCAGGGGCGTTGCTATCGGTCGTGATCCACCAGGGTTGTTTGTTGCCCTTCGGTCCTGTCCATTCGTAGTAACCTGCTGCCGGGATGATGCATCGTTGTGACTTCCATGCATTGCGAAAACTTGGCAGACCGGCTGCTGTCTCAATCTTCGCGTTGAAGGTGGTGCGTTTCCAGTCCTTTACATCGCCCCGATGCCAACTGGGCACGAACCACCAGCGGGCTGTGGTACTGAACAGCAGGTCTCCATTCAGATAGGCAATGTCCAAGAGTTGCGTCGGCTTTACGTTCCAGCTTACGGAAAGGTTGACCGCATTAGGATCACGCACTGGTTTCGATGGTCCGTCAAAGCCATGCTGAATCTCATAGAGTTGTCGCCAAGTTAGGTCTGGACTGCCCATTCTTCCGCACATGACTTAGCATACTCCAATATGAGACCCACAACGCAACCACATAGGCATTATTCCGGTGGTGATGATCACTTATGTGCGCGTCTGTGCGATGGAAATGCTGCTTGTACCTCGCTTTTCGGAGCAGTCTCAGCAGACGCGCCTATCGTTTCCTGATCCATTCTTGATCGTGCCGCGAGGTGCAGGGGTTATCCCCTGTCAAAGAAACCAAGGTGTTCTTGTTGAATCCCGTGCTTGATAATTGTTTTTCCGTAGCGGCGGTTGATGTGGTCGATGGTCGTAGACAGTTGTTCGGATCGGTTTGCTTTGCCTGGCTCCAGGGGCAGAAACAGCTCTCCGCTCCTGTCTTTGAGCAGCACCAGATTCGTAAGATTGACGCTGATTGATGTCGTGTAATCCCTGCCTGCGGCAAAGCGGGCAGTCAGATTGTCATAAATGGCCAGAAAGGCGCGGGTGTCCTGCGTGGGCGTTAGGGTTTGTTGCCAGTGGTGCCCCTGGCGCTTCCAGAGGCTCGCATGGATAGAGATCCGGCCTGCACAATATCCGTCGCGCCGCATTCGTGCCACGGCTCGTTCTGTTAACCATCGACCAACGCGATGGGCCTGTGGCGCGGGCCTGTATTCAGGGGCCAGGACTTTTGATTGTCCGTAGCCGCCGCGCGATGTCTCGATCAACGGGATGTTTTCGCCTTGCAGGGCACGCACAAAGCGTTCGCCCTCAACAGAGCGCCATATTTTGCGGGCATGCCGGGGGTCCAGCGCGTAGAGTTCCTGAATCCCCCAGACATGTGCCTTTGCCAGCCTTTCCTGCATGCGTCTGGAGATCCCCGGCAAATCATCCGGCTTAAGATGGGCAATGGCCTGCGGCATGTTCTCTGGTGCCAGCCATTGTAACCCGTCAGGTTTTTCGAGCTTGCCCGCAATCTTGGCCAGAAGCTGATTGGGGCCGATCCCGATTGAACATCGCATGACTGATCCGACATCTTCCCGGATCACCCGCTTTATATCGCGGGCCAGGTCCATCGCGGCTGGTAGCTTTGCAGTGGGTCCGCCAAGGCCAATCTGCAGTTCATCAATTGAGCGCACCCGTTCTACCTCGGCAATTCTGTCGATGGCCCTGGCGATTGCTTGATTGGCGCGGGCGTATAGTTTGTGCCGTGCCTGCAGAAACACAATGTCTGGACAGATTTGGCGTGCTTCCGTCACGCGCATGATGGTTTTCACCCCCTGTGATTTGGCCTCGTAACTGGCGGCAACCACTGCGCCTGCCCAATTGTTATGAGGACCGGTTTGCAGGGCTGTGATGGCAACCGGACGTCCCCTGAGTCGTGGGTTTACCTGCTGTTCAACGCTGGCAAAAAAGGCGTTCATATCAAGATATAGACAACGCATGGGGGTCATGACCGATACCCTGTATCTGTTCATTTCAGGCAGTATGTTCTATATTTGTTCTCATGACAGATATCAAAAAACAACTCTCAAATGTCGCCTTCGGCGGCAGCTGGTCAGAAGAGATCCTGAATACGGCGGGCCTAAATGCCGCCCTGAGCGTGATTTTTCAGGCTGCAGATGACTGCGTTGAAAGAGATGTTGCTACAGCGGAGCTGGATCAGGCTCTGGAGTTTATCCGAACCAAAGTTGGCAAGGGTTCTCAGCTAGCTGCTCAATTCTTGAAGGCCGTTCGATGCCCCAATCAGGATGTCCGAAAGCATGAGGCGATGAGGATTGCGCAAATGATCAACCGATGGTCTGGCCGTTGAACTATCTGCCACATTTAACATAACCGTGGTTGCTGTGCCTTTTGCATTAACAGCTTCCAGCCGCCATTCCCTTACTCAAAATGCCGTACAGCGGAACACATGGCGATTGCGTGCCGCTCCCCACATCCCGGCGATATCGGGCGAATAGTGATTCGTCGGTCTGCCGGTTGGAAACGGATCTGGCGTTTGGAATTACTGTAGTTGCTATGGTTTTGGTTCTGGGTAACAGTTCGTGCGCACTTGGTTGGCGTTGCGGAATTCAATCCCGCAACAAATCCCGCAACATGTGTGCAAGTCATTGTTTCTAAGCCGTTGGATTAAAACACTTACCTGATTTTGTTTTAATCCTACCACCCCAGCCAGCGCTAGAGGTCGGAGTTGCTGTTCTATATTGAGAGTCGATCCAGCCATTTCCAGCCATCGTATTTGTCACCCGTTTGTTTGATGTGGGTGTATCGCTGGAGGGATGACCATGACCGATGACCTGACACAGCGGCAACGTGCGGTATTGATAGACCCGTTTCGAATAGCCGTGAAACGCCCTCGTGCCTCAGGTCGTGAAAGCGCAAGTCCTCAATCTCTAGGAACTTGCAAGCCCTGGTAAACGCCGCGCTGATAGTGTCGCTTTGATAAGGGAAGATCATGCCTTTCTGACGCGGCATCGATAGGGCAATGTTCATTGCAGGCTCGGGCAGATCGCACCAGATGTCGTTACCGATTTTATCACCTGGATGTTTCATGTCGGTTATGAACACTCGACCATGTTTCGTGTCTAGTCCTTCCCATGAGATTCGTGTGATCTCTTCTTGGCGGCGCGTTGAAAACAGCGCAAACCCAACAATCTTATGCATTGGCAGCGATCGTGGTCTGTGTCTGTGCTTGTCTTCGAATAAAGTCAGTAGGGCGTCGAGTTCGTCTAGCGATGGGCGACGGTCGCGTTTTCGACCTTTGCCAGTGATCCCAAGCCTGCCGCAGACAACAAAAGCGTCTTTCATCGCCTGTTGATCTAGCTCCAGGCCCCACGCTGGCCGCGCCAGCGCGAAGACTGCGCCAAGGTGTGAGAGGTAGTTGCTAACAGTCGCAGGGGAGCGGCTAGCCCCCACTTCTTTGGCAAAGGCCACGATATCATGGCTTTGAATTTTCCCGCATTCCATGTCGGCGATATCATACTCAAGGATCGATTTCAGGACTTGCGCTTTGGTTCTGCCGATTTCCTTGATGCTCTCTCTGATGTAGCGTTCTATCGCATTGGAAAGGGTCCGGCCCCGGTTGCGGATCGATGACAGGTCATCGCCAGCAGCGTTGATTTCCTTCATGCGCTTTTTAAGCCACGCATTCGCGGCTGTTCTTTTGTCGAAACTGCGCGCTTCTCGGTGCGCCCATTTCCCTTTTCTTTTGATTGCGATCTGTGCGAGATAGGCCACAGAGCCGTCTTTGCGTTTGCGTTCGATGATGTGAGCCAC